GTGACTTCTGAAAAAAAAACTTCAGAATAGTTAGTCAAGCTATAGAAGCTGCGTCCGTTATAACTTCCTTGCATCTACTCCGTGACCTTTTCCTTGGTTTAAAAAAACCTAAATCAATTAAACAAGTCTAATAAATACATCTCCATCGACATGATAAAGCTCTCCTAGTTTAACTCCGCCTGCGGCAGCAAGAGAGTCTCCATCAAAATTCCGTTCTGCGAGGTCAAGCCCCGTGGTTGGGCCTTTGTCTTCAAGGCCTAGTTTTCCTTTATCTCGGAACGTAGTCCCGGATGCGGTAATAAAGGCCCTTTGAATATCTGGCTTTGCCATGGTATTGTTCCTCCTACTGTTTTAAAATTATTAAGTAAGTCTAATTTTTACATCACCATTAGTGTGATAAAGCTCTCCTAGCTCTACTCCGTTGTTACCTGCAACGGTATCACTACTAAAGTTTCTTTCTGCGAGGTCAAGGCCTGTGGTGGGGCCTTTGTCTTCGAGGCCTAGTTTTCCCTTATCTCGGAATGTGGTTCCGGATGCGGTAATAAAAGCTCTTTGAATATCCGGCTTTGCCATTTTGAATGGTCCTCCTTATTCAGATTTTCTGGTAAGAATCAGCTGATCTTTAGTAACTAATGTTTCACCAAATTTGGATTGCAATTTTGAAACAAAAACAACTGTGTCGTTTTCTTCTAAAATCTGGACGGCCTTTTCGACCGCTATTTCTCGGTCGGCCCCGGCCTCAATTATCGATGGGCCGGCTCCCACTAGTAAAATAAATCCAGAAGCTTTTTCTCTTTTCGCCCCTGGCTCAAACTCTTGGGCCGCTTTAAAAGCATCTATCTTGTGCTTGAATCTTTTAATTTCCTGGGAAGTTATAACGGACGCAGCTTCTATAGCTTGACTAACTATTCTGAAGTTTTTTTTTCAGAAGTCACGACGAATTCTCGGAGAGAATTACGCAGGTCTTGAGCATTTTCCTTAATACGCCCAATCTGTTCTCTTCTCTCCTGCAGGCTAGCTGAGGTTGTTAAGGCAGGTCGTTGTAAGACGGTTGTAAAAGTATTGCTCGGAGCACTATCTACATGCTCACGAATTGTCTTAGTAATCGTATTATCACGATCTTCCTTAACAGTTCTATTACGTGCGTTTCGAAGACACTCAGGCGCCTTAGCTGAAGCCCCAATAACTGGACATGGCTCTTCAAATAGAGCACACCAGTGCTCATGAACTACCACGCCTTCCGACTGGTCAAGGGCATTGAACTTTGTAACTCGCTTCTTGAAACTCTTACAAAGCTCATCGGGATACGAAGTAATGCTGCCTGGGCCGCCAATGCCTGGTCCGCTATTGCGAAGAACGGCATCTTCTTTTTCGCCCAAGGTCAGGACTCTCTTAATACCTCCGGTCTCCTTATCAACCTCTACATAAATTTGTTCTGAAATTTCCATTTCTCCGTCCTCGGATATAGCTTTTATTTGTACCACGCTTGGGGATTCTTCCGCAGGCTCTTCTGTGGAAGAAATCTCAATCTTGTGACCGCGGAGATTATCGATCCGTTCTAAATCAATTACTACGTTTCCTTTTTCCATTATTTCTTTGTGTTCCGCAGTTTCTAAAATGATGGACTCAGGATTTGCTGGGTTTTTAACAATCCCCATTCCACTAAAAGTAATATTTCGAAGTACTCGGGAGACTAAATGCTTCCCTAATACCTTTGTGCCCGCCATTACCTTAACAAATCCTCCGATCAAATCTTGCGGATCATATCCTAAAGTTTCTGCTTCTTGACGACTGATAATAGTATCACCAACTTTAATATCGAAATCCTTGAAGAAACACTCCATACTTACTTTCCATTTCGCATCAGCAATTTCATCTGAGAGTTCAGGGAAACGCATCTTGTGGATGACGCCAGCTATTACAACATCGATATCTAATTCATCGGGGTTTTTAGTGGCCGATTCGTATTCCGCCAGAACGTTCTGGGGATCGAACTGCTCTCCGTCCTTAAAAAGAAAGGCACAATCATAAATGTGCCCGATAATTTTATCTTCAGCATGTTCGACATCAATTGCCTTATTTACAATTGTCTGATGTGCTTTCATCATCTCCGAAGGCAAAAAGTGTGCTCCATTCTTATTAGTCCCTGCTGAAACCAAAATAGAACGAATATACTGTAGATCACCTTGCTTCTCATCCGGGAAAGCTAACACAGATGCTTTCTCCTGAGCTTCTTTAGCTACACGCTCATCTACAGTAATTGGAGCATATACAGTAACTTTATTTTCCGTCGTCATCATTTCCTCCTAAATCTAACACTGGTTCTAAGGTTTCTACCTTTTCGTCTTCTGAGTCTTCGTCACCGTTTAATAAAATACATACCGAATCAAGATGTTTTTTTATAGCAGATTTACACTCTTCCGATTTCTTCTTTTCCAGTTCAACTTCTTCCTCTATCTCATGTAGTTTCTTTTCCATGGAAGTTTCTACCTCCTCCTGTTGAGTACTAATCTCCATTATTGCCATTTCTTTTCTTGAAAACTTTAATCAGAAGGTCCAGAGACTTATGTAAATCTCCGGCTAACTCTTCATATTTTTCTCTTTCTTCTATAATATCTTCCCGTCTTTTTTCTGACATTTCCAAGATCTGGTTCTGTAATTCTTCAATTCGTACATCTTTTTTTTGATAAGCTCTCAACAATAGATAAAGCAGTATAGCTTCCACTATACAAACCAGCCCAATAATTCCGGCCGCATCAAATATGGCTAGAAAAAAATCCCACATTCAAAAGTCCTCCTTATTGCTTTAGTCGAGATCGGCAAATAGCAATGGCAGCGCTTTTGATAGCTTGGGAATCCATATTCTTTCTGGTCTTACGTAAGTTAGATTTTACATCTTGAATGCAGCGTTCCATTTTTGCAGTGGGCCGGAACGGAGCTGCTGATTCATCGGAAGCCTGAGATAAAGAATTCTCAGGGACACATAAACTCGTATTTTCGTCAAGAATAAAACCTGGAGGACATTCTAAAGTGCCCACAGGCTCAGCGCCCTCCACATTCGTTAGGGGGATGCACGACCCGGACTTGGGATCAAAAACCTCTTCGGGTCGGCACTGGGGGTGAAATTCTTCAGGGTTGGTGATCTGACCCTCAGTGCTTAGTCTTTTTTTGAAAGATGGTTACCAACAATGACTCGAGCGTGATAAAGCAGGTGCTCAAGGGCATCTTCCACTGCGCGATCCGAGAATCCTTCTACCTTCCCAGATCTGGCCAAAGCGTTCCGAAGCCGGCTTACATCCACGGTCTCGTGGTCGTAAGGGTCCTCAACGCCTGTGGCGTGATGCATCAGGCTGCGTTTGGTCGAGCTAACGAGCGAAGGCGGAAAAGCTGCGTTTGGCAAATCCTTTGCAACAACTCTGGACTTTTCCTTCTTATCACCAGCCTCCTTAATAATAGAGTCAAGATGTTTGATAAGCTGATGTATAGACAACTCGTCAGTCTCGGCGGTGTTAGTAGCCGGCTGAGGGCTAGCACCACTAGGCCTATTCTTATCCATGCTCGACAGAGGAACACAAGTTCGACGAACAGTATTCCAAAAAGTTCCCGGAGGACAATCTGTAGGATGCTTTACCCTACCTGCCGGATCAGAAGTTAGACCTTCTCTGTTTTGTGGCTGGGCATTCTCAGCAATTTCGTTCTCAGACTTACCCTTGAAGGCTCCCTTTCGGGGCATGCACTTCTTGGTAATGGGATTCATGAACTGCCCCTCAGGACATCCAGGTCCTCCCTTTTTACCGGGGCCACTTGGGGTGGTCGTCGGATGCACAGCTCCGTCTTCGTCCTCTTCAGACTTACTCTTCTTCTTCAGGAAATCAGGAAAACCGCCCTTCTTATCATCCTTCTTGTCATCGCCGTTCTTACCATCCTTCTTCTTCTTGATGTTCTTCAAGAACTGGGGTGGAATACCGGCAGCGTTGTCTTCCTCGGACTTGGTCTTCTTTCGGCTATCTAGAGGCTTACAAATCTCTAGGTCCTTATCCCAGATAGTGTCCGGAGGGCAATCTACAGGAAGGCGCGCCGGGCGGCCTGCGGGTGAAGGCGCTAGATCTCTCTGCTCAGCCTTATCCGTGGTGGAACCAGGCTTCATAGAAGGATCTAGAGGCAAACATCGTCGGTTCGTAAAATCAAAAAACCAGCCGTCAGGACATTGGAAACCAACGGTATCTCTTCGTCCTTCTGGCTGGTGGTTTACGATATCAACATGTTGTGCTTCATCCTTAAGACTATCTACGAGACCACGAGTTTGGGTGCAACGCTTCGATTCAGAGGCCCAAATCATTCCCGGTGGGCAGGGGCCTTGCATCTTTGCATCTTCAGAGCGATAAATATCCAAGCGATCTTTCTTTACTGTGCCCATGAGGTCCTGCAAAACTTCCGCGAACTCGGCATCGGACGTGGCCTTAGCAAATTTTTGAACCTCAATACCACAGGTTTTAGCGCGCGCCAAAATCTTTCGTCGCAGGGTAGCCTTCTCACCAGAACTCAATCCCTTAGCCTGATTGAATCTCGCCATGGCATTTCGAACTCTCCCACAACTATCAAGCGGGAACTTTCTCTTTCCAGGAACTCCAAAGGAACTCTCAGGAAGACTCCCTCGCTTCTTAGAAGTAATAGGGGCGCCTTCTTCCTTCTTCTCGGCTTCAGAACCGAACGGAAGCGCTATGCTATCTGCATGAACATCATCATCGTCTCTTTCCATTGGGTTTACTGGGCCGGGATGTCGAGAAATATACTCAGTACCAGGTTCTTCGTGAGGGGTAACATCAAACTCAACCACTTCGTGAGCATGTGCGTAGCTCTTTACAAGGCCTCCGATCTCGACGGAGGTCATACCATCGCCGTCCTCATTTACAGTAACCATATGAAAGTGACCCTCTAGAGGATCTGGGGAAGTCTTGGCAACTTTACCGAAGAAAGCGACAGCTTTCTTAAACTCAGCTGTAAATTCTGCATTCTCGGAAGCCATTACCGTATCTTTATTTAGAGGAATGCACATGCGGTTCTTGTAATCAAAGAATTGGTTAGGTGGACAATCGTGGTTTACGGTATCTCTCCTACCCTCAGGCTGCATCTGAGTAATCTCTGGATGGCCGCCCACACCTGGGGCTGCGGCGTCTTCTCCGTCCATTGGGGTTTCGTCAGCATTTTCCAACTCAGCCTCATCGAGGGTGACACACTTTCTCTGAACGAACGAAAAAGTTGTACCTTCGGTACAACTTTCCAGGTCTTCCATATCGAAGGCATCTACGGCTTCCTCTTGATCGTCGGCAAAAACGGTATCGGCTGGCTTCATTTCGTCGCCTCGCCATTCTGGACCATAGTCGACATTCAGGCTGCGCGTAAACGCTGTATGATCTGTGCTTCCCATGGGAAGGCATCTACCACTTCTGGCATCTCTGCGATGTCCCTCAGGACAATCTTCATTTACGGTTAATGCAAAATCCTTTACTTCCTGTAGGAAGTTTGTAAACTCCTTAGCTTTAGACTGCTGTGGAGCCTTGTCTACGTTATTATCAGACATTGGATTGCGATCCTCCTTACGTAGAATTAGTCCTAACTCTGTTTGTTAGGCTTGCGTGGTTTCGTATTCGGTTTGGTAGACCTCTGGCGAGGCTTACCTTTGCCCCCGGTTCGGGGGCGCCCCTCACTTGGGGTGCCTGTAGGAGTTCGCTGTGTTTTCTGTATTTGAGTCTGAATAGTTTTTTCAATATTCTTCTGGAAATCTTTAAGATCGTCCTGAGTAACCACAGTCTTCTTATCGGTAGTAGTTTCATCCTTTTCTGGAACTGGCTGTTCCGCCGGAAGCGCCTTCGGATTATAAGGAGATCCGATAATGCCAAGATCACCATTTAGTACCCACTTCTTCTCCTGTTTCATGTTGGCCAATTCTGTATCGAAGTCGAAGCCTAGTTTCTCAATACCAGTCTCATAAGAAATAATACGTCTATCAATCATGCCCTGGACAATGCTCATCATCATGATCTCATCCTTCAAAGCATTCTCATCGAACCTGACCTGCGGATAGCGATCAAAACCCATAGCTAAAGCTACTTCTTCATATTCATGATCAATCCATCTCTTTACACATCGACGAGCATAATTTATTTCTTCAGCAAACGCGCGAGTTGCGGTTTCAATTGCTTTCTGATTTCCTTGTATTTGACCATCAAGTAAAGCCCGGGTAACACCAAAAGATGTACTCAAATCATCATTAACTTGTTTGAATTTATCTTGCCCTAAAATCTCACTAATTTCAGGAAAGGTAATTCTCTCAATATCCAGAGTATGGTTCCAAACTATATTGAAGCTTTTACTCGTAGTGTCAAATAAGCGCGCAATAGTTTCTAACTGTCCCTGCTCTGTAACCGGATTAGCATCATTTCCAATAGTAATCTTCAAAATGTAATTTGTAATTCCATCTAACGTAGAAATATCTGCCTTAAGAAGCTCATCTTTATAAGTCATAGAATCGAACGCCCGCATTACTCTGGGATTCGGGAATCGTTCATAGTCCTGCCTACGATAATCACACTTACCTACTAATTCAGGAGGAAGCTTAACAGGCTTGTCTTTCTTAATCGCGTCTTTAAGCTCTTTGGGCAAAGAAGCAATGAACTTTCTTTGTTCTGGATCCAGCTTTGAGACATTTTTCATCATTGCTTTTATTTCTTTAAAAGCAGCTGGCTTTAAAAAGGTTTCAGTCTGGTCAAACATCAAAGGGCCTTTGATATCAACCATGGTGGGATTCAGGATAGTATATTTAAGAGGAACAAAAGATTTTGACCAAATCTTTTTAGCGGCCGCTATATCTTTATAGGCCATTAGTTCTTTTAGGGAGTCTTCGGTCTCAAACTGGTTAGCATTAGTTCGTTTCTGAACAACCTGCTGGAAATTTTCTGGTTTTAATTTGGGGTCAAACTTACCTACCAACTTAAAAGTTCTAACCATGCCTACACGGAACAAATCAAAGAAAATATTTTCAACCGTTTGCTCAAAACCAATTTCTCTAGTCCAGGTATCATAAAAAAGTTTTATATCAGGATTATCAACATCATTCTTAAAACCTTTGGAAGCAAAATTAGTTAAGGTATCAATAACTGTACCGTAACCGCCCTTAGTTTTGTAAAAGTCAATCGCTCTTTGATATAGCCGCTCTGGCTTTAATCTTAGAGGATCTCCCTGAGGTAGGAGAAGATCTAAATCTATCCTCCTCATAAAATCTCTTGTGATAGTACTAGCACTATCTTTGTAATGGGGGGTAATCGGGCTAGGCTCCTGGCCTTCGCCTGTCAAATAGGCCAATTTCTTAAGTGGGGCACCGCCTTCACTTACCGCAATATCCATTTGATGAACGCCCGGCCTAACTTCTTCATGAGAAAGAACTTTAGAATTCTTTAAATTCTTGTTCAATCCGTCTTGTACTTCTTTCGACATTTACTTCCTCTCTACTTCCGTTTAGGCTTCTTAGGGACGGGTTTGAGCACTGCCGAAGGGCTGGTCAATGTAGTCTTCTTATTAGAAATATTTCGCAACATTTTATCCCGATAGGCTTCGGGATCTCTGGCTATCTCTAATTTGTCTTTAAGGGCTCCCGGAATATTTTGACCTTCGTAAGGATCTGTTTGAAAATAGCTGGGGAGCGTAGGGGCTTCTCTTTCACGTACGGCGCCCCCATGATGAAGAATACTATCCGGCAACTCTTCGGCCCACAATAAATCATATACACAACGTCCCGCCAACATAAAAGCTGTATATAAGTCCTTCTTTTCCTTACCGTGGCCTCCCCCTTTTGGTACGTCAAAATGAATTTTCCCCGTTGGGGTTTCAGTCTGCTCAATAGTCTGCATCTGCTGTAGCATAGTGTTAACAACTTCCCAGGACTCGGCCTGGGCTATTGATGTGCCTTCCTGCGAAGGAACAGCTGGAAACAATAGATCTCTATGTTCTAACAGTCGTAGACAGCAAAAATTAGAATCCGCTATAAAATCAGTGCCGAAGTTACACATAGTCAAAAGGAATCGGCCAGACTTTAGCTGATGAACCTCATCGTCAGAATCGAGAATGGGCCCTTCTCTATGGTCTTTATTGTTTTCGGCGAGGATATCTTTTATGGCGTGGCCTCCCCCCTGCGAATCCATATAGATCTTAGTAACGTCAAACGCGTCACAAAGATTTTCTATTAGCTCCACCATTCTAGGGAAAGGTTGTTTTTGAAGTTCAAGGGCATGAATTATTTTGGCGGGCCGTCCCAACTCAGCAACCACGATAGCAAAAGAATCTTCAGTTCTGGCGGGATCTATACCTAAAACATATGATTTTCCTGGAGTTCCTGCAACCTGAGTTGTGAAGTCTCGGGACTTACAGGCATCAAGTAAGGATGCTTTATAAAAACCTTCGGTATCAGGAATGAAAGCCGCCTCATACTCCATCTTAAATTCGAGGCTTGACATTTCTCTCTTAGCTGATTCAATATTGTCTTTATCTAAAAATCCTTCTGGTAAAAGCGTGTAAGGTACTCTAAATACCCCATACTTTTCGTTTCCTCTTCTCATCTCATCACGATAGACGCAGTACAACTTATACATATGATTGAAAGTAAAATAACCAGATGAAGTAATTATAATTTGGTTAGCTACATAGTCACTATCTATCTCTTCTTCAGTAATTAGACCTTTTGCTAATAATGATTTTTGACGAACAATACGTGCTACGTTTTCCATGGGATCAGAAACAGTTGCGGCCATAGGACGAATAACCATGTTAAAAATATCTTCGGGGATATGAGGAAACTCATCGCAGATAATAGAAAAGAAACGAGAACCTCTAATCTTACTACCATCCCCTAAAGGAACTGCTTGAATCAAAGATCCATTTTTTCCGCGCACTGATTTAAACTGAAGATAACAGTTGTCAGATTGTTGAGTAGGCTTCCGCTCGGTGCCATTTTGTAAGATTTCGGAACGTTGCCACAGCCGCTTACACTCATCAAACATGAACTTAGACTGCCGGAAAGTGGGAGCAAGCAATCCGACTCGATGTCCTGGATAGAGCAAACACTTCAAGCAAGCAAATACTGCGTTAATAAAGGTCTTACCAGAGCCACGACACATGATGGCCATAGTATAGTTCCTAAACCACATGGACCGCAAGACTACCTTCTGGACATCTGAAAGTTCAACATTCAAAAGATCTTTTGCGGCTATCGCAGGATTGTCTCTATAAAATTGTACAAGATTATTTGAGCTTTGTAAAAACTCAGGATCGTCTATTTGCAATTAGTACCCGTCCTCTTCCAGAACTTTATCGAGTTTGGCTTGAGCGCCTTCTTCTTCTTTCAGCAGGTCTTCTACTCGTTTCTCATCGGCTAGTTTCTGTTCGGAGTCATAACTAACTACGAGATCCACAATAGAAATCTCCTGCGAAGCTCTGGAGTCCTTTCTATCAGTTCGTCTGTTAGCCAGATTTTCTTTAGCTTGTTGTTTACGTTTATAAATCTCTTTTAGAAAATTACTGGACGGAACTAGCATAGCTAGATCGTTTTTGGTGGCGTGTAGTATCCTCATTTCAAGGATATCTGCTTTGGCAATTTCAAGAATGTCGTCTACGTCTGAAGCTGTAGGTTCTTCATTCTTAAAATCGGATAGGTAGGTCGTTACAATTCCAGTGTAACGTTTTCTTTCGGTAGGTGTAAAAATCTCTCTTTTAGGAATGAGTTTTAGTACTAAATCTCGGCTGAGTTTTCTTCCCCTGACGATTTCTTCCGCTTGAAGTGCTATTTGTCTTTCGTCATCTTCAGGGATAATCTCAGGCTCTACAAACTCGGGCTCAGCTTTTTGGTACTGCTTTAGGTTGCCGCGGCTGTTAGAATTATTATACTTGCGAGATTTAGGATCTTCTTTAGCTTGTCGCTTTAATTCCTCTTCATCTATTTCTATGCCTTTATTATCTTTTTCTTCTGGCATCCTAAACTTGCTCCTAACAACAAAAAGGGGAACCTATAGACAGTTCACCCCTCATTATATAAAAGGTAAGTTAGTTAAAGCAAAAAAACTCCTTATATTTTGGCTGGTTGTAAGTCAGCTGTTCCAATTCTTCGAATGAATGACGCCACATCTAACAGGGCAATCATGGCATCCTCGGCTGCGTAGCAAGAACTACTGGAGTATTGGTACGAAACAGAATCGTGAATAGAAACAGTTTCAATATAGCGACGAATATCAGACAATTCTTTTTCGGATTTAACATCTCGCATCGCAAAGAGTAAATCCGCCCGATTTCGGTCGAAAAACTCTTCTTGGCCTGGGTATTCAGCCTTCAATTCGGCATATCTCTGAGCACACTTTTCATCAAGATTAAAGAAACTTTCGGAAATATTATCTTTATGTTCTGGTGTTTTGTTTCTACCAGACAGGCTCTTACTGATTTTAGTACGAGTATCAGCACTCTGTTTATTACCTAAACGAGATTGCCTAATCTTTTCAATAGTTTGTGCTGAGTGTTTGTACCCAGGCTTTCTTCCTTGTTTCATCCTTCTTATTTAAATATCCTGTATTTCTATATTCTGAAGTTCGCTCTTTCTTTCTACTTGATCTTCATGATAGGGGATTTCAATCTCGGACTGCCCAAGAAGTCTAGCATTTACCTTTACTTGGACCGTCTCACCCTCTACACGGACTATCTTTGCTTCGAAGCCCTTGAAAGGGCCTGTCAGCAAGATAACTGTGTCCCCCTTAACGAACTTACTGGACTTTATTTCAGTCAATAGTTTGCCTTGGGCCTCTTGCATGATATCAATTTCTTCATGCGATACAGGCCCGGCAAAGGTGGTAATAAAAGGATATTTACTGAGTTTATGAAAAACATCATCCGGGTAATCATAACGAAGGAAGATGTACCCCTCATAAAGGGGACGGTCTTTAACCCGAGTTCCCCTCTTAGTCGCATATTCCTTTTTAACCTGAGGATAGAAAAACTTATCTACTTCCGGTATGTTATCTCGAATATACTCTCGGACATTTTCAAAGCGGTTGCGCCTTATTACCCATGAGTACCATCTCTTTTTGTCTGTCATTGGAGCTCCTTTCATTCCAACTCACAGTAATAATAAAGAGTTTTTCCGATTTTCGCAAGTTTATTGGCGTCTTTTCTGATCTAACTCCTCTTTCTTATTCAGCCTATCAGTTGTGGTCCCCTTAAAACCTACTATCAGGTTGGAGTCATATCCCCTACGTTCCGCTTCTGGATTCACAGCAATAACATATTTATTACATTTAGAACATATAAATCCTACTGTATTTTCTGAACCAATTTTTTCATAGCCGCATTCAGAACACTCAATCACAACGTGCAAATGGGATCTAACTACTTTCTTTTTGGGGAAGGTAAAAGGTAAACGATCTAAGATATGTTTGTTTTTAGAATTATGATCATGAATCATATCATGATATTTGCTGGTCCCCATTTCTTGTTCCAAGGGGGATTGTCTCTGCACTGCGCCCGGCTCTAATTCAGAGTGGGTTTTACTCAACGGGCCAGGGGTTGATGGGTTATTCTGAGCCTCCTTGGCCATTTTAGAAACTTCTCTTTTTACTGCGTCCACATTTACTGTAGTCGTGGATTTCTTTTTCTTTGGCATATCTATCCCTATATGATGTTAACTGTTATATTACTAATCCCCTCTGGAGTTCTCAGGATACCTGTCTTTTGTAAACGAGGGGCTACGGCCTGACTTCCATCAGATTGGCCAAGGCGGCCATCTAAAGTACCAACCGCCTGATCTATTTCAGGGGAGGTGTCCGGAGCATCGTCAGCAATCATTCCTTGGAAAGAGGTTGCAATGTTAAATCCTCTTACCGTAATCGCCAGAGGGCCTAAAGCTCTGGTAGCCGGAATATCATAGATGAAAATAAATTGATGCACTTTAAGGGAATCGCGATCACGAGGATCTATAGTTCGTCTATCAACTGCAAGCCCGTCAACTTCTAAGGTAGCTGAGAAAACACCTCTAAGATCTTCAACAGTCGCTCTAATTGTAATCTGGCCTCCAGGAGAAAATGTGGCTCCAGGAGCAGGGGAATCAATGGTGACTATGGGGAAGAGGGCTCCAAAATTGGTAGCTAGTAATACCTCTCTTTGCTGGTCCTTGAGAATATCCAACGCCACTGTATCTACAGAGCGTTTAGGAAGTTCTGGGCGAAGGCTTGCAATAGTAGGTAGACTTCCTCGTCGCGCGGGAGCATTGAAGTCTTGTCCTTCAAGAGGGGCCCGCCCTCTATAAGCTCTTACAATAGGATTGCGGGTAGATCCATAGGATTCGTTTATATCATCGGTTCGAAAGTCTATTTCTCTACCGCGAGGGTCGTCGCCAATAGGATAGGTTGGTCGCCGTTTAATAAAATCAACGCCTTCCTCTCCTCTTTCAACATTGTCAGCGGCAAAGGAATGTCCTAGTCCACTACCCTCTGTGCTGGTACCTTCTCTCCTCTCCAC